TAACTAAAAAGAGGTAAGACAATGAAAAGATTCGATTTACGACAGATTATGAGAGATGCCCACAGAACTTACAAGTATGTAGGCAAGAAACAAGGCAAGACCTTCGGTGAAGTTCTGAAATCAACATGGAAACTGGCAAAACTGAATGTTACAATGCAGGAAGAGCTGGCAAGACAACAGGAAGAAAGAAATAACAAGGTGTTCACTCCGGTCAAAGCAGAAAAAGTCACTTTCAAAGCCGAATGGTCAGACTGCTACAACTCCAACAGCCGTGGATATTTAGGCTCCCAGTACTGCGGAGATTAATAAGGACATTAATCAGGATTATCCTGTCCGGTCTCGATACCGGAAACAATCCGTAAAAGGTATGGCAGGAACTACATGGAGTGATTGCCCTTAGCAATCCGTTCCAGAAAGCGATACTGGCGCTTACCCTCAATCCCAGCATAGAGGACGCGAGAACTAACGGTCGAAGCAAGCAGCCTGTAACAAGGTCGATGCAAGCAGCTGGGCGAAGTAAGGGCAATCATGCCCCGAACGGTTATGCAGTGAAGAACAGTAGCTGACAACTCCGGTGGGAAGACCAGAGAGAGGTTATCGGGGCACAAACTAATAATATCTACTTATGACAATGAAAGCAATAATTGAAAAAATAGTAAAAATACGTCCTACACCCTATGGATTTATAGGAAAAGATGATACCGGGATAATCAACAAAACCGTTGTCATAAAGTTGTTCACTATCCCGATATACAAGAAAGAAATTTTAGTTCAGAAGAATATTTGACAGCTCCTGAAAGCTAAATTCCGTATGGATTTTAGCTCCATTTTGAAATAAAATCAATGTACCTTCATCGGTAGGCTTTACAAGCTGAACTGCACTTGCATTGATGATGCACTTTTCACCATCCACGGTGATTTCAACAAACTTGTTCATAATACTTAATTTTTTGTTTGACACCACAAAGTTAAGTAAATCCCCCAATAAAAGCGTGATGCCGCCAATCGGATTGGTTTGGGGGAACAAAACTAATACACAATCAAATGAAAGCAATATCAATATTATGCGCAGTATCATACGCGATACTCCTTATTACCATGTGCGATATGGGCGTATGGTTCTGGATAGCATCCACCGCCTTCGCGGTAACATCATTAGTGATAAGCAACGAACTTGACAATATTGAAAATCAAAAAAAATAAAGCTATGACAACAGTAGAAGAGTTACAAAGCATGACACACGAAGACCTTGTAAGACGTGTGCAAGAACTGGAACAAGACCTTAAAGAAGTCAAGGAACAGAGCGACATGTGGTTCGACTCGTTCACCCGCCTACAGGCACGACACGAAAGCAGCATTAATGCTCTAGACAACATTGTTAAACTCGCTAAATTGAAGTAATATGGTAAAAGTAACAGAAAATTGGGCGGCCACATTGAGAGCGATGAAGGTAGGTGATATCGTTGTGTTCCCAGTGCGTGCGATATCTTCCGTCAACACAACCATTTCCAGACTAAGATTGGAGATGTGTGTAGAAAATGCCGATTGGAAACGAACAGGAGAGGTTGACCGCAAGCGCGGAGAGTTCAAAATCCAGCGTGTTTCATGATTACGCTATCAGAGCGCGAGCATCTTGTCGCCGAACAATATTGCAAGGGTTTGGCCGACAAGGAAGTGGCCGACAGTCTGCAACGCTCGGAATGGACCATCAAAGCACAGAAGCGAGATATATACAAAAAGCTGGGTATTTCCAAAGATACCGAGCTTGTACTATACATGTTCTGTGAGCGCATGAAGATCAACTTCGATATAAAAGAGATACGTAAACACGGGCTTGAGCTATTCTTCTCCATCCTGTTCCTTGTCATTGCCGCATTGGATTTTCATCCCGACATGAGACAATGCAGGAGCAGAGCAAAGACAAGAACCACCCAAGTATCAAGAACAAGACGAACAAAAACAGATTCAGATTATGAACTATACAGTTAACAACCAACTACGGACATCCATCTTATTTGATGGAACGGCAGAAGCACGGCTAGCAGACATCCTAGCCATCATGGACACTCATACATTCGGTAAAAGAGAAGCGGCCAAAATAGTTGGAGGCATAGGAAGGCTTATCAGACTGATCGAAGAAAACAAAATACGTTCCGACAAGCCTACATGCGCACAAAACGGGAAATGGTTCTGCAATGCCAGTGATGTCCTGCGTTATGCACAGGTCAAAATGCCAAGGAAGCCTAGAAAATTAAAAAAGAAAGTGGCATAAGCCACACGGGTAATTAGCTTAATGGAAAAGCGGTATTCACTTTTTTCTTTACGTTCAGACGGTTTGTGATTGTTTTCAGGAGGAATACAGATACAGGTTCGAATCCTGTATTACCCACACCCAAAGAGAGGGAGCCGTACACCCTTTAAACGTAGCCATGTTAGAGACTTCAAGGCAGTGAAGCAGAGAGAATTTGTTAGATAATAATTTAACCCAAAGCCGCTGGAAAGGACAGCGTGAGGTGAGAGCCCTCTTTATATGTTATATTCTATATCCTTATTTATCCCGGTGTGTCCTGGCCGACTATCCGGGAACTATTTTTTTTAACTCATTTATTAACCACTAAAAATTATTGATTATGGGACTTATCAAAAAACCTAACGAACTGACAGTTAAGAATGCCATGTCGGCATTAATCTACGGACAACCTGGTATGGGAAAGACCACACTGGCGTTAAGCTCTCCCCAGCCACTACTCCTGGACTTTGACGGTGGCGTTCACCGTGTGAATGCAGCCCACCGTGTAGACACCGTACAAATTTCCAAATGGGAAGAGGTGGATGAAGTTCTTACGAGCGGAGAAATTGTCGAATACAAGACCTTCGTTATTGATACGGCAGGAAAAATGTTATCCTTCATGGATAAATATATAATGAAAAACAATCCCAAAATGAAGAAAGCGGATGGCACACTGTCCCTGCAAGGATATGGAGTACGAAAGAATATGTTCATCAACTTCGTAAACCAAGTCACACTAATGGGTAAATCAGTAATATTCGTAGCCCATGAACGCGAGGAAAAGAACGGAGAGGACAAACAGATACGCCCGGAAATCGGAGGTTCTTCTGCCGGTGACCTGATTAAAGAGCTTGATCTTGTAGGCTATATGGAAGCCATAGGTAAGGACAGAACCATCTCTTTTGATCCGTGCGAGAAATTCTACGGTAAGAATACCTGCAATCTTCCGGCACGCATAAAGATACCAGTTATCATTAATGCAGAAGGTACAATCACCGGACCGAACGACTTTATGACAAAGATTGTAAACACTTATCAGACCTATCAGGAAAAACAGGCAGAACTGTCCTCCGAATATGAAGGTCTTATGGAAGTTATCAAGGAACAGATAGCCATGGTAGCGGATGCGGACACGGCCAACGAAGTGAAACAATCACTGGAGAACCTGCAGCATATCTTCGACAGCAAATTACAAGCAGGTATGCTACTGAATAAAAGATGCAAGGAATTAGGGTTGAAATTCGACAAAGTAAAAAAAATATATGAAGCAGCCTAGTTATAAAATCTATCCCTCATTACTTGACAAATTCGACAAGTATCTGAGAGCTGATGAAGAAGTGGAAAACTTCTGGAACATTGATAATGAAACCGGAGAGTATAAACGCTCTCCGGAAGAAATCGAAGAGAGCCTGAAGCAAGACCTTCTGGATGCTATCAACCGTGTACCGTTTGAGAGTGAAGCAGCCGACAAGGGAACAGCCTTCAATGCTATCATTGACTGCTATGTCCATTGCGAAAATCACGTGCCGACAGAGCGTTCCCCCTACTCCATCATTGGCGATAAGGAAACCAATACCATACAAGTAGCTTTCCCCGCAACGGATATCGCACCTGCACGGCATTTCCTTTTCGACAGACAATGGTGTATAGAACAGGCAGAGTATTTCAAAGGCTCATTAAGTCAGGTCTATGTATCCGCCATTCTTCCTACCCAGTACGGAAATGTGGAGTTATACGGATTTATCGACGAACTCCGAAAGGATATTGTTTATGACATAAAATCCACATCTAAATACGAGTTCGGCAAATACGCCCACGGGTGGCAGCGCCATGTCTACCCTTATTGCCTAATTGCTTCCGGTCAGATGGAAAACATAAAGGCATTTGAGTTTACGGCTTATGCGCTGAAAGGCGGTACCAGCCGCACACCGCTTATCAGTGGTACGCAATATCCGGAATATTATACTTACAATCACGAACAGACAGTGAAACTGCTCACGGCACACGTAGAACATTTCATAGAGTTTTTGGAAGCTAATAGAGAATCTATCACGGACAAGAAGATTTTCGGACTGGAATAATGGCACAAGAAGCTATCCTTATAAAAGAAAAAGGTGTGGTAACACTGAACAAGTCCTTTGATTTCATGTGCTCGCAGCTCCGTAACGGTCGTTACAGGTTAATTATCGAACGTTACACAGAGCCGCGCACATTAAGTCAAAACGCCCTGATGTGGCTTTGGTTTACCTGTATCGAACAGGAAACAGGAACGGACAAACAGGACGTACACGATTATTACTGCAACCTATATCTACGAAGGACAACCATTATCAAAGGAAAAGAAACGGTCATAGCCGGAAGCACATCGAAACTGAATACACTGCAAATGACGGACTTTTTGAATAAGGTCAAAGCAGATGCAGCCACGGAACTGGGAATAACACTTCCCCTTCCGGAAGACCGTTATTATAACGAATTTGTCAACGAATATAAATATAGAAGATAATGAAGATCATAAAAGCTAAAATCACCAAGGACAGTACCTTGGTGGCCACCTACAAGGATGAGAATGGTACAACCACCGTAGAAGGCAAGAACCTGGTAACATCAGACCTTATCAATGCGTTCAGCAAGCTGAATCCCCACGCCGCTTTGCTTACAGAACAGAAAGAAGTGGACGGTATAGAATCAGTAGATGAAGTGCCTGATATCATAGGACAGGTGCTTGACGTTACAGGGTATTCCATTGGCGGAGATGGAGATAATGAAGGGGTTACTCTGATAGCCAAACGTTTTCTCAAAACAGGAAAAGTTCTGAACCTATGCGCTCCGTTCACCATGTTCAATAATGAGAATGAATCGTATATCAATGCCTTCGAGCTGGAGCAGGAAATCCAATCCTGTGAGTTCGAAGTCAAAGAGTATCTGTTCAACAAAAAATGGCGAATTGTACAACAGGAACTTCCGTTTGAGGAAGACACGGCGAACGCAGACGTACAACCGGACGCCATTCCAGAAGCCGGTACAGACTTCAATCAAGAGGTTGCGGAATTCCAGCAGGCTATGAATGATGCAGGGGTTGACATAATAATGAACGGAAAGAAAATTAAATCACGTAAACCACGTAAAGTCAAACAACTTGCATCATGATACCGCCGTCCCCATTTTGCGTAACTACTACCCCCAACTGCTTCAAACTAGCCTTCCCATATCATCCAAGATTAGTGGAGCTAGTCAAACGGATTCCAAGTGTAAAACAGAATATCCGGGCAGCCTATATCGCTGACGAAAAAGCTTGGAAGGTATCTCTACAAGATAAGGAATACGTGAGGATGATGGCAGATTGGGCGGTACAGACAAAGATATGCAGCCGGGTACAGCACAAAGTGACAACAAGAGAGTATAATGACTATACTATTCCCGACCTTCCAAAACTTACGGTTCCACACGGATTGCTGTTGGAACCGTACGAATATCAGAAAGAAGGCATCGCTTATGCGCTACAGCACAAGCGGTGCATATTCGGGGACCAACCGGGACTGGGAAAGACATTACAGGCAATAGGCACGGTTACGATAGCAAAAGCGTATCCGTGCCTTGTCATTTGTCCGGCCGCATTGAAAATAAACTGGCAACGTGAATTTAAGAAATTTGCCGGAAAAAATGCCATGATTCTGGATGATCGCAATAAAGCCAGCTGGCACCGTTTCTTTGAGACTAAATGCTGCAACATATTCATAACAAATTATGAATCACTGAAAAAGTTTTTTGTACTTAAAGTAAAGGAGGAAGCACGGTTTACCATGAAATCCATTGAGTTTGACCCGCGAATATCGTTATTCAAATCCGTAGTCATTGACGAATCACACAAGTGCAAATCCACCAAGACCCAGCAATCCAAGTTCGTAGAAGGAATATGTAAAGGCAAAGAATATATCTTGGAACTGACGGGAACCCCAGTAGTGAACAACAATACAGACCTTATACAACAACTCAAGATAATGGGACGATTAGAGGATTTCGGAGGATACAAGTATTTCGTAGAGAGGTTCTGCGATGGACCTAAACAGTCAAGCAATGTGAAAGAACTGAACTGGAGGTTATCATCGACCTGCTTCTTCCGGCGCGAAAAGGCCAAGGTACTCACTCAGTTGCCGGACAAGTCACGCCAATATATAGAGGTGGACATATCCAATCGCAAAGAATACGACAAAGCGGAAGCCGACCTGATACAGTATCTCCGAACTTACAAGAATGCGGACGATGAAAAGGTGGCCAAGGCATTAAGAGGCGAGGTAATGGTGAAAATGGGAATATTGAAAGCCATATCAGCCAGGGGAAAAATCAAAGTCTTTTCCGAATTCATCCATGACGTGATTGACGGAGGTGAGAAACTGATAGTCTTTGCTTACCTGAAAGAAGTAGTACAGGAATTAAAGAAGATATTCCCTGAAGCTGTCACCGTTACAGGCGAAGACAATGCTACTCAAAAACAGACAGCGGTAGACCGCTTCCAAAACGACCCTTCTTGCAAGCTGATCATCCTTAACTACAAATCAGGAGGTACAGGTCTTACATTGACAGCTTCCAGCCGTGTGGCGTTTATCGAGTTCCCATGGACTTTCTCCGATTGTGAGCAGGCAGAAGACCGAGCACATCGGAACGGACAGAAGAACAACGTAAACTGTTACTACTATCTTGGAAAGGATACTATCGACAAATATATGTATGATGTCATTCAGACCAAAAAAGGAATAGCCAACGGAGTGACAGGGACGGATGATGTGGTTAAGGAGAATGTGGTAGATATGGCAATGAACCTATTCAACGGAAGAATATGAGGAAACAGACAACACCATTATCAGAAAGCCAAATACAACATGATTGTTTGGTATGGTTCCGGTTACAATATCCCAAACTGGCTCGTATGCTTTTTGCAGTGCCCAACGGTGGCAAACGTGATGCCAAGACAGGAGCACGGATGAAGTATGAAGGAGCAGTGAGAGGTGTAGCAGACTTGATTTTGCTCATACCCAAAAAGGGATGGGCTTCCCTCTGTATAGAGATGAAGACACCGAAGGGTACACAGAGCGAGCACCAACGAACGTGGCAGACAGAAGCAGAGAGATACCAAAACAAGTATGTTATCTGCCATTCACTACAGGAGTTCATAAACGAAGTAAATTCTTACCTACAATGACTTATATAGATTACGTAAACCAATTTTGGAAGACACATCAGAGTGTAGCATTTTCCTCGAACGAAGTTTATTTGTACTTCTTCCTTTTGAACGAGTGCAATAGTCGGGGTTGGGAGAATCCGTTTGAGTGTCCCAACAGACGAATCGTCCTCGCAACCGGTATATCAGAACCAACCGTAATTGAAGTCAGGAACAGATTACAGCAAAAAGGTTTACTACAGTTTGAGTCAGGTAAGAAAAATGCGAAATCGCCCGTTTATTACTTAAATGATTTAAGTAAACCCTTAAGTAAACTCTTAAGTAATGACTTAAGTAAACCTTTAAGTAAAAAGGCTAACATTAATATAAGACTTAAGAGTAAAGATAATAATAACTCTAGCGAGTTATTTAAGCCCGAGCAGGAAAAACCTAAAAAGAAGCCTTCAAAACCAAAAACCGAATTTATAGCCCCTACCCTGGAACAGGTGAAAGATTACTTCCGTGACAAGCTCCCGGACTGGGAACAGCAGGCGGAGATATTCTTCTACCACTTCGATGCGCTAAGCTGGAAAAACACCAACGGGGCTAAAATTGAACGATGGGACAGCCGGGCCAACCTTTGGATAATCGAAAAAAGACTTCAAAATGGAAACAAGACTTCAAAAACAGATCACTGTGATAATGTCCCCAGGACAGATACCCCAATCCAGGAAAAAGCCGGAGACACTGACACCGCTCCAGCAGACCTTGAGAAATGGATCAACAGCCTCCCAATTGGTTGACAACTGGTCCGGCACGCAAGCCCAGCTGAATTGTAACCTGACATTAGCACAAGCAATCAGGATTGAGGGTATTCCCACCCTTGCGGACATCAATGTTGTCTTCGGCAACGCCACATCAGTCAGGATTATCACAGAGCACCTGCAATCAATCCTCCGATACGCAGGCATTGATATCGCACCTCAACAACTTGCCGAAACGGCGCTAAGCATATTGGCCAGCTATTATTTTCTCAATCTGGCCGAGCTTTGCATATTCTTCACACAGCTTAAAAACGGAAGCCGTGGACAGTTCGTCTGGGGAAACAGGATAAACAACCAGTCCATTATGGTAGCCCTATCGGACTTTTGCAGGGATAGAAGAGACGAGCACGTCAAACTGTCCAATGAAACCGCCATGAAACAATCCCAAAAAGGTTTCACCCGGATAGAAGATGCAGCGTGCGCCATGATTGAGGGAGTAAAAAACATTCAGGAGCTCAAAAAAAAGGCTAAAAACGATTTCAGCGCCTTCACAGAACTTTTTCCTAACGTTCCCAATAACCATACTGCCTACACCTATTGGAAGGCATACGGGGGAAATGAGGATGCAATACGGGCTATATACGGAGATAATGCACCACCTCCCAATATAGCAAGCGACGATATAGGAAAATTCTTATGCGAGTATAACATCAGAATCAATCACAAATAAATATTATCAACCACTTCAAAATTAAGTAACCATGGCAAGTAATGAAAGTTTCAAACAGGCAATCAAAGCCTATCTGGACAAACGGGCGGAAGAAGATTCACTGTTCGCCCCCAAATATGCGAATGAGAAGAAAAGTATTGATGAATGCTGTAGTTATATCATGGGTGAAGCCAGGAAGCGTGGTAACGCCATAGCGATTTCAGACGAGGAGGTCTACGGGATGGCAGTGCACTACTATGATGAGGACGATATCAAAATAAACCGGCTGCCTGCCGGAGAAAAAACGTCCGTATCATCCTCCGCCAAACCTGTGGAACTCACCGAAGAAGATAAGAAAGCGGCACGTGACAAAGCAATCGCACGGCTGGCGGAAGAACAATACCAGACACTCAGGAAGAAAAACGTCCGAAAGAAAGCGGATGATAATGTCCAACAAATGAGCCTGTTCTAATCATGAAACCGAGAACGAAACTTGAGAAACGTGTAACCGGACTAAGCGGCAAACTGTCCGCCGTTACCGAAGTACAAAAAGAATGGGCGAAAGAACATATATTCACCCACGAAGCATATAGGTGCAAGGATGAGCTATGGTGTTCCGAGTGCGGCGGAACATGGATAGACACAAGCAATAGCGAGCTGAGAACCACCCTGCTCGGTGATACGACCGAATGCCCGTACTGCCACCACAAACTGGACGTAAAGGTCAGCCGGAAACGAAAAGTCGAGGAAGAAAAGTACATGTCCATCTTACAGACCGCCGGAGAGTTCCAGATCATAAGACATATACTATGCTGCAAGTACGCCAGAAAAAGGAATTTTGATTTGAACAGCAGACAGGATTATATTCACTATGCTTTCTTTGAAGTGGTTCAGGAATGGATCACCGTCGAGGGGAAACGCACCATCATGGCAAAACCGATGAATATGGGAAGCAGCGGATGGATATATTCGGAACCACTGAGCATAAAGGGTGAATACGGCAGTTACAGTTGGAATTATCGTGGAGACCTATATGCGATATGGGGATGGATATACCCAAGAAAGAAACTGCTCCCGGAATTAAGAAAGCGGGGAATCGGGAAACGGTTCCCCGATGTACCCCCCTCAAAACTTATACGAGACCTTCTGAAAGGTGGCAATGATGCGGAATTATGTATCAAGACCGGGCAGACGGATATGTTGAAGCACATGTACAAAACGGGCTATTACCAACTCCGATATAAACCGTCTTTCAACATCTGCAACCGCAACCGTTATATAATCAGAGATGCAAGCATGTGGAATGACTATATAAGCCTGCTGTCCTATTTCCACAAGGATCTGCATAACGCCAAATACGTATGTCCCAAAAATTTAAAAGCCGAGCACGACAGATTACTAAGAAAGAAAAATGAAATTGAGGCAAGGCAAAGAAGGGAAAGGGACAGAATAAAGGCTATCCAAAAAGAAAAGCAGCTCAAGGAGGATATAGCATCATTCTACAACCGGATGGAAAGATTCTTCGGCATGGAAATCAAAGGCGACGGCATAGTCATCCGTCCGCTTGAAAGCGTAACCCAGTTCTACAAGGAGGGCAAAGCCATGCACCATTGTGTATACGCCAACAGGTATTACAGACGCAGTGAATGCCTGATCATGACAGCCATAGTCGGAGAAAAACATGTGGAAACCATCGAAGTGAATCTTAAATCTTTTCAGATAGTACAGTCAAGAGCCGTATGCAACGGAACATCGGAGTATCATGACTGCATTATCCGGCTGGTGGAGAAGAACATGAGTCTGATCAAAAAACTTACTGCATGAACATCTATCACACAGAACCCAGATTCGACTGCGAGAAATTCGCTCCATGCGGGCGCATCTCCCTGCACAAATGCCGGAAGTACAAAGGCAGACTGGATGAATGCAGGGGATGTACGCTTGTACACCGTAAAGCCAAGACGGTTGCCGGTACGGAAGCCGGAAGAAAGGTTTGTCCGCATTGCGGACGTTCCCTTCCGCTCCACCGGTTCTATAACAGGACTGTCAGATGTGGGGATAAGGAATACCGATGTCTCACCTCCTGGTGCAAGATGTGTATGAGTGAAGTCGCAGCGGAAAGAAATCGTAATAATTAATTTAAGTTTCCAATGAAAAATGTAACGAAAATAGCCAAGAAGTCAGCCGGACTTAGCCAAAAATGTTCGATTTGTCCACTTATGCAAAGATGTACTTTAGAAATCCATAGAGCTTGTTTTGACAGCTTTGTGGAGGGTTTCAAGAAAGGGGCCAGAGCTGCTGAAAAAGAAATAAACAAGAAATTCAAAACAGGAAAGTAATGAATAAGATAGTAATCGAAGTAACCTCTGACGGATGGGAAACAACCGTAACCATTAATGGTAAGGAGTATAAAGAGAAGCATGTTGCAACAGCATTTGGATCTGAAAGTGTTGAAGGTAATTTTGAAGGCGAAGATGATATACCGGAAGAAATATATGACGCTTTAAATTCATCTTTCCCCTTTGAGTGTATGCAAGCATTGTATGCCATTGAGGATTAACTAATAATCCGAACAGAAATGAATCTACAATCTAAAATAGATTATTCCATCGCTTTGCTTCGCAAATGTGAACAAATGGCACTTGATTATGACCCAGAGAATGGTTTTTATTTAGCGTTCTCAGGTGGTAAGGATAGTCAAGCCCTTTACCATCTTGCAGTAATGGCAGGAGTAAAATTTAAGGCTCACATGAGCCTTACAAGTGTTGACCCACCGGAAGTAATTCGTTTTGTAAAACAGAACTACCCGGATGTAGAATTGATTAAGCCAAAGATATCTATCTATGATATGGCTTTGAAAAAACACTTATTGCCTACAAGATCAATCCGTTGGTGTTGCGCTGAATTTAAAGAGATATCCGGTGCTGGCAAGGTTACATTGATTGGCGTTAGAAAAGCAGAAAGCGCCCGGCGCTCTAAGCGTGAAGAGATTGAAATAAGCGGTCATAAATTTAGCGGCAACTTCGACCAATTCTCTGAACACAAAGAAAAGATGGTTACTTGCGTGGGAGGAAAGGATAAAATACTTGTTTCTCCAATAATTCACTGGACTGATAGGGACGTATGGCAGTTTTTGAATGGGAATAGCATAGAGCATTGCTCGTTGTATGATGAAGGCTATAAGCGCATCGGATGTATTATCTGCCCAATGTCTAACTATAAGCAGAAGCTAAAAGATTGTCGGCGTTTCCCTCATGCGAAACATAAATGGATTCAGACCATACAAAAGTTGATTGATGCCGGATATCTCAACCACAACTTTACCGATGCAGAGTTTGGGTTTAATTGGTGGATAAGCGATAAAAATTTTGACCAATATTATGCAGACGAAGTACTGCAACAGAAAATTGAGTTTAACGTATAACTAATTCAAAATGAATTAAATAGAAAGGAGATTGAATATAGACATGCAGCCCAATGAAATAATAAATATAATATTGGATAATGGTCATATATCATTGCATAGATACAGTGACAATCCAAGTGAAATAATATTGTCATCCCTGTTTGTAAGAAAACAAAGACGAAATGGAAACGGAATCAATTTAATGCTTCGTGCAGAACAAATAGCCAAAGGATTAGGATGTGTCCGTGTATTTCTTGAGGCAAAGAAAGGTAGTTGGCAAGAGAAATGGTATGAACGATTAGGATATAACTACTGTGAATGTTGCCAAGAAAGAAGCGGACTAATATGGATGAGAAAAAACTTAGACAAATGAAATATCCTAAAGTAAAGAAAAAGAAAAAAAAATTAAAAGAGATTGTCATAACTGTATTTTATTTGCTTCATGTGCAGATAGATATCATAGTAATGCTGTGGACTGCAAAAGGTTTCGATTTTGTTCAATGTGTAAAAGTATATAAAAATGATTAGAGCAAGATTTTTTGTAGAAAAGAAAAAATGTGATGGAGATTATCGTCCATTAATATGGCCCATTCAATACCCATACTGGTGTACAGGTGAGAATGGCAGATTTTTTATTTTAGTCGCTTATGTTAATGACATAGATGAACTGATGAATTTATGGCCAGAAGCATCTGATGTTTATATTGAAAAGGTGAATAAGATATTCTTCTCTGATAGGTTCCCGAAACCTGATTGGTACAAAGAGTTAAATCAGTAAGATATAGATATGAATATAGACACAGAGTTTAATGTAGGTGATAGTGTATGTTACCTAAGTGGTGACAAAATATATCATACCACCGTTGGCAAAATAACTATTGAAATATCCTATGAGGATGATAGCTTTTTGATGGTTTACAAACTATCTGACGGTGCAAGTGTACCAAGAAATAATTATCCACAATGGGATAAAAGGCTTTTTAGAGACAAAAAGAGTTTAATAAAATATTTATCAGAATCATACTAGAGATATATGAATAAGATAGAAAAACTGGCTGGAGAATATAACTCCACCTTTGCTCGACTGGCAGTAATAGAAAGTGAATTGACCAAAGAATGCCAGAAGTACGTTTCCTGGGATACCGTTCAGGTAAGCATTACTGGTGGTGCTCCCATTGTCAAAGCAAGAAATGAGATAGATGCCGTTCCTTTGGAGGATTTTGTTGACCATGTAAACGAATATGGAAGCATGTCAGAATCCGCCTACGGACATTTGGCTTGGTATTCGATTTAAAACGAGAATAGAAAGGAGGAAATATGACATTAGAGCAGATAGTAAAACAAAGCCAAGGGGAACAATATGTTTATCCCGATGTGTTTACAGATAAATGCGGTCTTGATATTATACTTTCTAATGATAAACTTCATGCCGTAAGGTCTTGGGGGTATACCAAAGGTAATTCCAAAAGGCGCGCTACGCTTGAAATTACGACGTTCAGAGGCATTTCTTTAAACGCTGTACATCATTACGGAAAGATAAAGATTCAAGGTGTCAATATGGAATGTGACGGAGAACCAGGACATAGTAAAATGATATTTGACAACAATATACCATTGGCACATTATACCTATGAGCTTGTGCTTAAACGTCCGCTTACTAAGGAAGAAATAGACAAAGACCCGGAACGATGGGGAGATTACTACAATGAAGGTGATTTGACTAACTGTTTTGAAACAATAGAAGATGTCATTGATCTTGCAAAACAAGTCTTTCGGCTACGATTTACTGGTGAGTGGGAATTTTATGTAGAAAGCCCATATAACAAATATAGGGGTAAATTAGAAATTAACGTATAACAAGAAAGGAATGAGTAAAACAACAATTTATTATCTATTCCTAGTAGCAATGTATATGCTGCTAGGATAGGTGGAAAGGAGAGATATGAAACAGACAGTAGAAGAAGCAGCATACGATTATGCTACTAATAAAACGAAGTTCAGAAAAGACGTTCTGAAAGAAGTTGACGCGGATACCTACGTTTCACGTCATGCTGATAGTATGGAAGATTTTCAATGTGGTGCAGAGTGGCAGTCAAAGCAATCGCCTTGGATTAACGTTAAAGAACGGTTGCCGGAAGAAGGGCAAAAAGTTTTTGTTTTGGTAATGTGGTATGGCATACCATGTATTCGAGAAGAAAAGTTTTGTAGAAGTAGCAATTTAGATACAAAGGAAAGATGGATTTTTGGAAATAGTATCGTGTTGGCATGGTTTCCTATTCCGTCTTTTGATGAGATATTAAAGAACAACAATAAAAAATGAAAGCAATAACCATAAAACAGCCGTGGGCCTCTTTGATAGTCCATGGTATTAAAAACATTGAGAACCGTACTTGGAGCTGCCCTAAGAAATACTTAGGGCAGAGGGTACTGATTCATTCAAGTGGTAAACCTTTGAATTATGATAATTTCTATGATTCAATACTTACCAATGAGCAGTTATTGGCATTACCGGAAAACAAAGAGTGGAAAGATTTTAGTTTTTGTACAGGCTCCATAATCGGAAGCGTCGAGATAATAGACTGTGTACAAAACCATCCTTCCATCTGGGCAGAGAAAGGCTGCTGGAATTGGGTGCTAAAGAATGCGGTTCTGTTTGATAAGCCTATTGAGAATGTGAAAGGGAAATTAGGATTTTGGGAATATGAATAAATGATATGTCAGAGATGTTCTTTAGCATTGGCTTTTAGTGATAACACATTTCTTTTGGATTTTATATGAATTCTAATATGTAAGAAGAGTGTTTTGATTTATTTATATTAGTTCTTATCTTTGTAGAAAAATATTATTATGAAAAAGAACCTAATATATAAGATCATTTTTTGGCTTGTACTTTTTATTTCTTCTTATACAGTTTTAGGGATAGAATTAAATCTTTTACCTTTAATGCCATCTCACTTTTCTGAAGCTATAGTAGAAAAAATAAATCGGACTTTATTATCATTGGCTTATAGTATTATAGCAGCATATATTTTTTATTTTGTAACAGTTGTAGTTCCATTATGGATTCAAATAGGTAAGTCTAAAAGAATTTTATCTTATGAAGTCTATTTCTTCCTGGAGGATTTATATATTTTGATTAATCAAATTCTGTATGTCTATAAAATAGATAAAAATATTGACGATTTAGAAGAAAAGGATTTATTATGTATAAATGGTACAGTTAAAAATCATATAGAAGGAGGATATGATATTCAAACCTATTGGAATTCAATTTGGCATAAAGGAAAGAAATATACTGGTTTGGGGAATATGTCTTTTATTTATCCAGATGACATTTTAAAAAAACTCTCCGAAATTCCTAAAAGAATAGAGAAAATACGCTTGGTAAATCCAAATTTCTTTGTAGATATGGAATTTGCTCAATTATTGTCATTTATAGAGACTAATAAATTGAGATATTATTATAAACCAGTAGAAGAGCTTAAGACTAACATGCCTATTCCTTTTGTATATGCAAACTCTGCTGAAGAATTATATAAATTAATAATTGGGTATAGATTATTGAATAAAACTGGTTATCATAAATGTTATAGAAACACTTATAATGTTATCGAATTATACAATAAAGAAGAATTGGATAGAAGGAGGAGTGATTCATTTAAATATTGGGATGAACATATTGTTACGATATTAGAAAAAGAAAATAGTTTTCATCCTTTTATTATGATAAATTCCAACATAAGAGATTCGGTAATTATAGCCAACGAATTGGGATATCAGTGGTTGGAGTATGATAAGTGGAACAATATACAAGAATCTAATAGGTGTGTTATAATAATTACAGATGGAATTCCTTCTAAGGTTATAAATCAATTTTGCAGAAGAAATAAAGGTAAGCGAATTATAATATTGTTGTATCCTAGTTTGTTCTATAGTACAGGAGATAAAAAATATAATCAAGGTATACAAACTTCTTTTAAAAAGTATTCAATATATTATCGTTCATCCAGGAAAATAGGATTTATAGAATTAAATAAAAAATATCCTATGCATAGCACGTTGCAAACAATAAGAACAATGATTATAAACATAATAAGAGGATGTAATATATAATACAAACAGCCTTTGTCAGTGCTTTGTGAATACCCGGTAACTGCTTTGTGGTGGTTATCGGGTATTTTATTGCCAACCAATTAATACCAAAATATCATGAGCTTAAACGAATTAAGAAATAAAGCCTACCGTAACGCAGTAACGCACGGTTTCCACGATAAGGAACTGAGTAATGAACACTGCTTTTGCCTTATCATCAGCGAGCTTATGGAAGCAATGGAAGCGGACCGAAAAGGGAAACATGCCGACAGGGAATCTTTCAAGTCTTCTTATGAGGATGAAGAACCGCACGATGATGTCAATTTCAAGTATTGTTTTGAAAAATATATCAAAGATACGATTTCAGACGAACTAAGCGAAGCAGTTATACGCTTGCTTGACCTTGCAGGACTTCGAGGGATAAGCCTTGAACTTGCCAACGGAGATATTGATGACTGTATTGAAGATATGGCAGAAGCCTATAAAGACGAAACTTTCACCGAATCAATCTATTCCATCTCTACACTTCCTGTTAGATATGACGGAATATTTGATTTTTCTATTACTGTGAATGATATGATACTGTCAATTTTTGGACTTGCCAAACATCTTGACATAGATTTGCTCTGGCATATCGAGCAGAAGATGAGATACAATGAACTAAGACCTAAGTTGAACGGAAAAAGATATTGATTATGAAAACAATATTATTTACAATTATATGTATTATCGCCCTATTATGGGTTGGAGATCTCACAATTACATTTAAGCCGTTTTCTATATCACTTCCCGGTTGGTATAAGCCTGTAGGTATCCTTCTATTTTTTCTGTCAATGGCGGTATATACTATAGGGGAATATACTAAAGGCTATAAACAGGGTTTCGATGATGGGATAAAGGAATGTGTTGAAATACTTAAAAAGAAAAATCCATGAGCAAACTATATAAAGTAACCATTTTCGGGGAATCATTCTTAATCGGGTGGTTCCCTTTTTCTTCACGCTGGTATAACAAGCTAAAGATAATCAAATGATAGTACGTCATTTTATAAAAGTTCCGGTCCAAGAGTAGCACTTAGTACTATTTCCGACAACCATGTAGATGTCGTGTTTCTGTATCAGAATTATGGGGACTTTAGTGGAGATATAGAGTATCTTTACACCGAAATCGTAAATCGGTTGAAATTCAAAGGGCTAATCAATTAATGAGCCGGAGTTTAGTGCTCCGGCTTTAAAATTTTATATATTTGCTCTTTGCTTTTTTCTCTAAATTCATTAATCATTGGGGCAATTGTAGTGTATTCTTCGAGCACTTTTTCTGAGATGTTTTCTAAAGCAGTTTTTCTTTCTTCTATTTTTCTTTGTAGTTTCTCTCTCTTTTCTTTTGATGGTGTTTCTGGTTTGATGTCATCTATTTCATTATTTATTTTAATTATTTCATGACATTTTAGTTGCTTTTCGGCTTGTATTTTAAGAAAAGCCAAAATTATCTTATGAAGAATATTGTGGATGTTATCGCTTTTGACAAATAGTCTTAATACTATTTCATCTTGTTGTACATTTTTATATAATTGATTCTGAGCATTAATATAATTATTTATTTGAATTGAATTATTGACATTTGGTATATTTAAAACAGAATCTATCCACATAAACAAGCTTTTGTTAACCTCAATAATAGCCTGACGTTCCATTGAAGTTATGTCAGTTTGCGCATTTGCCAAAATTGCTAATTTATTTTTAAGCTTCTCTGTTTCATTAATAAATTGACTTTCAACGGATTTTATTTCTTTAGTAATTTCACCTATGTCTTCTTTAGTTGCAAGATTCTTTCCTTTTTCCTTGAAGTAAGTGATGATGTATTGCACTAATCCTGCTATAATAGCAAATATTGTAAACTGTAACCAATAAGGCATAGTTATTCTCCTTTCTCTAATTTAATTTTCTTCCCACAATGAGGGCAAGTGATAGTGTTTTCCTCCTTGTCTTCATTCAGCAAATCAGTTATCCCTACACCTAAAGCCTTTGCTATTTCTCCTAACTTCCCAATGGTAGGGTTGCCGGACACAGCGGCATACAGGGCTTGATATGTCACTCCCATTCTTTTAGCAAGGTCTTGCATGGTAATACCCTGCTGTTTGCAGATTTCTTGTACTCTTAGCATGATATTCAAATTATAATTTGATGCAAAGATAGGAATAGTTTTCAAATTATACATAGAATGTAGAAGAATAGTATCAAAAAATAATTTGAAAATTTTTCTATCAAAATTTGTTTTATTCAAAATAAAGTTTGATATTTGCAGTGTGATAATCAAAACATAGTTTGAATAATAATTTAAATATATAAGATATGGCAACAAAGAAGGTTGATGAAAAGAAAACATTGAAGTATGCAGTAGCATTTTACTTCTGTACATCAGGTAAAATAAACTTCATGTTAGGCAATAAAATGTATCAGCATATAAATACTGTTTATGACCAAAGAGAAGATGGTAGAGGTTTCAATACTTGTGAAGTCGTTTATAACTACAAGGCTCAAAAGTACGAGGTTCTGAATGTAGATACAGAGATAGGCAATAAAGAGATTACAATATTATAAGTTTAACCAGCAGGGCGAAAGCCCTGCGCAATATAGAAGAATATGAAAGAAAATATATTTTTAAAAGCAGTTATAGAAAAACCGTTATTGAATAATGAACCAGAAGTTTTACACCTTTTCGTTCAAATAATCAATGAAATAGCTTCTTGTATGTCAGAAGACGAGTTAAGAGGCTGTATGAACTCTTTAATAGTAAGATACCCTTATTTTAAACTGTTTTTCGATTATGGTTTCGGACATAATCATATGTGGGTGAAAGCATCAGGTTCTTTAGAAAGATTGATATTGGTTGAGTTCTAATCCGGTAGCTTTCGAGCTGCCACAATATACACGATTATGAAAGCAGATCTAGTTTTAGTTATCAGCCCTGAAGTTCCACTGATGAAGCAATTGGGCAAAGTATTGGGTAAGCTATGTACACCATACGACTTTTCTACCATAGAGAGAGGCGAGAAGTATGTCACGATACGGCATGATGAAACTGGGCTTGTAGTGGCTTATACAAGTGAAGAAAGATTGAATGTGAAACATTAAATATTGATTATTATGGGTGAAATAGCAGATAGTTTAATTAGTGGTGAATTTGATTGCATCACAGGTGAATATTTAGGTGAAGCGGTTGGCTATCCAAGAACACTTGCTTATGGCAGACATGAATACATGCCACCAGTTGAAAAGAAGCCTACCAGCAAGGCGAATGTCTGTATAACTAACATGTGTAAGGACAGAGGTTTCAGTAACCGTGAAAAGATTGAGTTAGTAGCCAAATTCTTGTATAGCAAAGGTTATAAACAATTGCCTAATCTATCCCATCAGTATAAAATCATTCACAGCCAGTACAAGAATGATTTTAAAAAGTTTTTGGTTGAACAAGTAAAGCAAAGAAAGGATGAATAATATATTCACAATATGCTATTCAGAAGAAGAAGCAAATGAAATAGGTCACTTCATTTTGAGTAGAGGATACGAGGGTGTTCAAAATGATAGCTATAGATATTGTCGTGAAGCGATTTGGTGGGCTTTCAAAGAAGCTAAAAGGCATCATTCAAATTGCATCTACGTTGGCGTTGCAGGTTGCCAAATGACTGTATCAAAATCAAAGCGAGGTCTTAGACGAAATAATCTTAAATACATAGAGAAAAGGCGAATGTTTTACAAATTACTAAGTAAGTATTGATAAATGATTATGAACTCAATTAACGACGAAAGAGGTTGTAGCGTATGCCAGCCCGGTAAAGAGAATTACACTACCTACGCAACGAAGTTAGGCAGAAAGAGAGTGAGAATGTACCAGTACGACTACCGTACTGAAAGTGGTGAACTCTTTGCTTGTTGTGCGCCTACCTTAGAGGCGTGTAGAGAAAGACGGGACAAATGGTTGGACGCTAAAAATAAATCAGTATGTTGACAATAGAAATACCAAAATCAAATAGAAGAAAATCCGAGGAAGACGCACTTGCATCTTTCATCCTCTCGGAAATCAAAGAGAAAGGTGAATGTGTTTACTTTCATTATGGCGTAGGATGGGGAAATAACTGGCCTCATTGTTGGGCAAAAAATACTGGAAGTGACGCTAAAGACAGACACCAAATTTCGGAGTTGGCGCACGATAATGTCATAAGAGCATTTATAGACAAAGGCTATTCTGTCGAGTATAGAAGTGAAATAGCCGCCGGAAGATATGTGATTATCAGAGGATAGCTACAATGGAAATGAAAACGAAAACAAGTAAAGTCACGTTTCTACTCCGTTCCAAAAATCTGCAAAAAGCATTATCTATCTTTCCCACTTTTCATATTAACGTTCATCAAAGAAGAATGCAAGACTTTACAGGTTACCAGTGAAATACTTTCCTGTAATTCTTTATCTTACCAGCAATTCGGCATTGATATCAACAAAGGAATCATAACACACATAACAAAGTATTGACAAGCCGTGTCAGTACTTTGTTTTCCTCATTTTTCCCCTTAGCTCCCTTATTAAGTACCTTCGTTTCTGTAACGCAAAAAAAGCAATTATGGAAATTATTTACAGAAAACTAGAGGAACTGAAGAAACTGGAAAACAATCCAAGAACTATTTCGGATGAACAGCTAGACAAACTTAAAGAGTCAATCCGAAACAATCCGGATTATTTCGAAGCCCGACCGATCATCCTGTCAGACCGTACTGGCGAATTGATCATTATAGCCGGAAACCAAAGGTATGATGCCTGTATATCGCTAGGTATGCAACAAGTACCGACCGTTCTTATTCCCAACCTGACCGAGGAAAGGGAACGTGAGCTAATCATACGTGATAACGTTAACAACGGACAATGGGACATAACCAAGTTGTTTGACTGGGATTGTAACGAGTTGCTTAATTGGGGTATGGAAGGCATCAGCTTTCCTGATCCGACAGATTTTTCAGAAGATATAGAAGACAGTCATAATGTACTCAAGAACGCAAACTATGAAGCCGGAGCTCATATCAAATATTTAGTATTTGAGGGGTATAAGATTCCAGTCAGTGAAAGCGAACTGGAAGCACTGAAAGCACGGGCTTCTGAATATTTGGATGAGAACGGTGTAATGGTTGGTTTTGTTAATAATCTACTTAGCTTATGATGGAATACATAGACATATCAATATTGAACCCGGCAGAATATAACCCACGCCTGCTCACTAATGAAGCACAAGAAGATTTAAAAAAATCCATCAAGGAATTAGGCATTATCAAACCGATCATCATACGTCAATCGGATAAACGTATCATGGCAGGACACCAACGTACAAAGACAATGAAGCTGCTTGGGTATACCCATATTCCAGCCTTTATTCTTGATGGTGTAAACTCCACCGATGAAGTAAGGTTCAACCAACTTCACAACTATGCGGAATGTGAGTTGTCGGAAATCCAACCAGAAATCAATGTAAGTCTTCCTAAAGGAACAGAAGGATTTTATACTGTATCCAACAAAGATATCTCCATTCTTTCCAAAGGAGGAAACAACTCACGTGTTGTTGACCTTACGAAAATGATTCTCCGTTACGGCCAGTTTGCAAATGCCGTATGTGACCATACCGGGAAAGTGATCATCTCAACAGTATATGCCAAAACGGTAAAACTATTAGGTATGGACCTACTTGTATATGTCCTTCCAGAAGGGAAAGAAGAAATCGCGCTCAAATACTTCTCTAAGGAATATGGAGTGTTCGAGTATTCCCATCTGGAACGAAAGACCTATATACAGTCTTTTGCCCAAAAGGCACGGCTACGGCAAAAGAACGGGGTTCCAAGCAAGCGTAGCCATTCAACGTTGTATGAAACGCAGGTTATACCATACATCACCAAGGATATGCGCATACTCGATTTCGGTGCCGGACAAAAGGATTACGCAACCATACTGAAGAAAAAAGGCTATCTCATTGACGCCATTGAATTCTTCCACCGCAAAGATGGAGCGGACATCATTGATGAAAAGGAAATCAGGCAAGACTGTGCTTCCATATGCAAGACCTTGTCGGACTACGGGCTGTACGATGTGGTTGTGTGCGATAGCGTGTTGAACTCTGTGAACTCAGAAGAGGATGAAAAGAATGTCTTACTTTCGTTATCAGCATTATGCAAGCCCGGAGGAATGATATTCTGGTCTGGCATTCCGCTGCTGTTCGCCCAGAAATCATCTGAACGCAAGGAAACACACGACCATCGTTCTAAAGCCGTATTTCTTGACGCAAAGAACTTCACAGCCAACTTCCGTTTTGGTGAATGGTACTTCCAGCATTATCATTCCACAGCTGACATCGTCAGATTAAACACAGCTTACATCGGAAAGGATTTTAACATATTCGATAAAGGAATGAAGATAAGCCCAGAAAAAGAGTTAAGAGGTTCGTCATTTCAAGTAGCATCAACCAACGGAAGGAGCGCAAGTAAGAGTGATTATCTGAAAGCGTTGCAATATGAATTCACACTTCCTCTTCCCAATAATCGCAAATGGGATTTGGACAAAGAAATTATACCAATCTTTAAAACACTATAAACAATGGCAGCACCTAAAGGAAATCAGTTTTGGATGTTACGCAGCAAGCATGGCAGGGATAAACTCTTCGCCACGCCTGAAGCGTTATGGGAGGCGGCGTGCGAATATTTCCAATGGTGTGATGAAAACCCATGGACAACAAGAAAGGCTATACAACGTACCATGCCTGTTAGACGCAAAAAAGGTAAAAGAACAGAAACTGTTAATGAACAGCAAACACAACAAGAAGTTTCACCTACACAGCGCCCCTACTCTCTCACCGGATTATGTATCTATCTAGGTACTTCATCACGTTGGTGGAGTAGCTTCAGAAGTGAATGCATGAAAAAAAATGATGAAGATTTTTTGCACGTCATCGCGCGGGTGGAAGAAACCATCGAGACTCAACAATTTGAAGGAGCCTGTGTTGGCGCTTTCAATGCAAACATTATAGCCCGAAAGCTAGGGTTGTCCGACAAACAGGAAGTGGATCATACAACACAAGGCAAACCCTTCAACGGATTTGACTTTCTTCCCTATACTCCCGAAGCTGACAAATTGAAGTGATATGGAGCAAAAGGTTAACTTAAAACAGCGATTGGCATACAATTTTCTTCGTGACAGCAAAACGAAATTTTTATTGTATGGTGGTGCCGGAGGTGGTGGTAAATCATGGCTAGGCTGTGAATGGCTGATGCAATGTGCCTACTATCTTCCCGGTACTCGCTGGTTTGTTGGCCGAAATAATTTGAAGGATAGCCGTGAGTCCGTTACCGTGACCTTCAATAAGGTAGCATCTTCTCACAGCTTCACGGCATACAAGACAACAAATGAAGGGATAGCCTTCGACAACGGAAGTGAAATCGTTTATATTGACTTGACGTATTATCCGGTGAAAGATCCGATGTATGAACGATTGGGGTCTAAGGAATATACAGGAGGATGGATAGAGGAAGCTGGTGAAGTGCACTACCTTGCCTTCGAAGTCTTGAAAACCCGTATCGGCCGCCACATGAACGATGTATACCATGTACCCGGAAAGATACTTATCACCTGTAACCCGAAGAAAAACTGGCTATACCGTGAATTCTACAAGCCCTGGAAAGAAGACAAATTACAAGCTCCTTATGCATTTATCCAAGCTTTGGTGCAGGATAATCCTTGGGCAACAGAAGACTACATCGAAAGTCTTCGAAACACAAAAGACCGGGTAACAAAGGAACGCCTATATTTCGGCAATTGGGAGTATGATAATGACCCGACTGCCCTGTGTAACTACGACGCTATCTGTGACTTGTTCACGAATGAGTTCATTGCTCCTGCAGGTGAATCTACCGGTTCTGCAGACCTTGCAATGAAGGGACGAGACAGATTTATCGCCGGTCATTGGAAAGGGAATGTGTGTTTTATCAAACTGGATCAGGAATACAGTACTGGAAAATCCATTGAAACAGACCTGAAGCGGATGATGATAGAATGCTCAATTCCTCGTAGTAAGATGATTGCGGACTCTGACGGATTGGGGAACTATCTTGAAAGCTATCTGAACGGTATCAAGGAGTTTCATGGAGGAGCACGACCTATTAATCCTGAATTTGACAATTTGAAATCAGAGTGTGCCTTCAAACTGGCTGAGATGATTAACAATCGATTGCTTCGTATTGTATGCACGGAAGCACAGCGAGAACGGATCATTGAAGAATTGTCAGTTCTCAAACAAGCACATATTGATGCAGACACACGGAAGAAAGGAATAATCAGCAAAGAAAAAATGAAAGAAATATTAGGTCATTCCACAGATTACCTTGATATGCTGATAATGGCAATGATATTCCGCATCAAACCAACACCCAAACGACCAAAAGCAAAAATAGGAAAGATATGACAGTAAAAGAATTTTTGACAATAAGCAGCATTGCCACCGAACCCGAGGTCATTAGAACCAAGTTGGATGAACTGAGAAAACCTTATCAACTAGGGCAGTATAAGACACCAGATACCCTAAACGACATAAATATGGGAGAACTGATGCAACTGCAATCCATCGAAACAGAACACGATATCTTGTTCGTTCCCTGTACTGTACTGATGGGGCTGAGTAAACGTTATATATCCCAACTTCCAGCTAGCGATGTACTGGGATTCGTACAATGGGTGGCCAAAGAAGTTGAACGAATAAATAAACTATTCGCGTCGACTAATGTACCACCCACACCCGAAGAGAAGCAAGCAGGATCCGAATTGCTAAATTTTGGACCTTTCGGCATGATTGATTACTATGCGCAGCGCATGGGTATCACTGATCATGCAGAAGTAGACAGCGTGCCATGGATCAGAGTATATAAATGTCTTGACATGGACGCCAAAAGAGTAAGATTCGAACGTAGATTAAGAAACATATTAAGTAAGAAGAAATGACAGTAGAGCAAAAAATTAAAAAGATAGTAGACTCCATGGAGGGTGTAAGTTACCTTTTTGACAACTGGCAAACAGCCAATATAAGACTGGACAAGATTAAATTGCCAGCAGTGCTTAATCTCCTTCCTGTAAGCGGAACTTTTAATCTAGGCAGACAGCAGTTAAGAGACTGCCCTAACTGTATGATGGCATTCATGGATAAAACCAAGTTCGATTTTGATGGCACAGAAAATGATGCAGTGATAGAAGGATGCAAGAATAAAGCCAAAGAATTCATATTGCTATTGAACAGGAGTGGGATGTTCAAAGAAATATCAGGAGATATCCCTTATTCTGTTTTCTATGACAAGCTGGATGTTAATGTAACCGGAATAGTTATCCAACTTAAGTTAGAAGAGATAATGGGTACTGTTATTTGCAACAAGAGCGTGAAAGAGATTGTATATGGCAGCAGAAACTAAAGCCGGAACCCTAAGAATAATAGGTGAAGAGCTGGAAGCGTTACGCAAGCGAATTATAGCCAACCATGAAGCAGCCGGACAAGTAGCCAGTGGAAGGACAAAGGGCAGTCTGAAAGTAGAAATGTCGGAGGACGGAGGCGTTTTGTGGGGCAGGCAGGCATTCGCTGTACTAGAAACCGGACGTGGACCAGGGAACGTTCCGAAAGGATTTTACAAGATTATCCGCCAATGGGTGGAAGATAAGGGTATACAAGTAAAGAAGCCCGATTCCTTCGCCTACCTTGTCGCTAGAAAGATAGCCAAGGAAGGAACGGAACTATACCGAAACAGAAAACATGAGGAAATCTATTCCCGTGATCTAGAAAATACCGTGGACAATATAGCTAGCAGGGTATCGGCTATATATGAAACAGAAGTTGAACATATAAATCTGAATTTCGACAATGAGAACACATACGATAGATAATACAACAATTGAATATCCTGACCAAATAGGATTCTGCTTTAATCCTGTGATAATAAATATCCTTGGCGGAAACTATCAATCTGTTACTGCAACGGTAACGGACACCACCACAGCCACATCAGACAGAGAGAACAGAGCGACGTTCGGTGGTTCCTGCTTCTTTGACCTATCATTCTATACGCAGAGCTATTTTGACGAATACAGAGAAGTCGATTACAAGTCAACTCACGCCGAAGATAGTAAGTTAGGACGTCTGTTTAGCATAGAGCTTGATATGTATAACGAATCAGGAACACTTGAAAACAGCTTCCAGTTCAACGTATTCATATTGTGGGGAGCCAGTAAGGTTGGAGAGCAGTATAATGGAAGCCGAGTGCTGACATGGTTCAAAAACTACCCATTCTCTGTAGGCTTATACTCTGCAACATCAGGGAATGTAAAAGTAACTATAGATGGTTCCGAAAGCTCCCCTATCGCATTATCAGGACAAAATGCATGGAATATCATTCTTGCTGGAATAGATGCTTCAGACAGGGTGGAATTTTATCTACCTGGAAGTAATACGGCAGCATCTGTTTTTGACCACACCTTTGATTTCACCTTCCGAGGGCTGCTCAATATGGCCACAAAGATCACTTGTAAGGTTGACAATTCAGACTGTGGAATATACTTGAGATGGATCAACCGCCATGGAATGTGGTGTTACTGGCTATTCATGCAAGGAGACGAAACTTCGCAGGTATCCAATGACGGAGAGTTCATCAGAAACAATATGCAGGATTACAGTTACAAGAACGGATACCATGGAGGTAGCGGACGAAAGCAAAGGAAAATGGAAGAAACGACACTTCCCGTATGCGCTCCATTAATAGACAGCATAACTTATGACTTCCTTTACCAAATGGCCACATCTCCTGTTGTTGATATGTTCATGGGCTATGATGATAACGGTAACGCCAGATGGATGGCCGTAAATGTGTCTGTGGGAAATTTCGTCAAACAGCGGGTATCACTGCAAGACTTTGAAGCGAACATTATATTACCTGAAACTAACGTGCAGAGCTTATGACAGAACAACTACTATTCATAGATAACAAAGCAATGGATATTAATGAAAGTACCAATATCACATTGAATTTTAGAAGTAATATTTTTAGCGATGTAAGCAAGATCACAAGCAACAACACATACTCCATCAAGCTACCTTTGACAGTCAACAACTGTCATGTGATTAATTATGCGCATCTCCCATCCCATTCAGCACAATATGCTCGTATCAACCACAAAGGACGTTATTTGCGCAATGGGATTGAAATCATACCGGACGCCAGCGTCATTCTTATAGAAATATCCGAAACCATAGATATAGCCATGACATGGGGCAATGTTTCTAAATTTGCAGAAATTGTAAATGACAACAAGACATTGCAGGATTTATCGTACGGCAGGACAGAAAACGAAGATTACATCATTTGGAAGAAAGGAGACAATTCGCCCCGAATACCTAAAATTGATTATGGCTTTAAAAATGATGAGCCGGCTGCCTGGTATCACCCTGTGGTTACAGCTATGTGGGTTTTGAACAAAATAGAAGCTGATGCCGATATCACCTTTAAATTCCAAGAACAACACTACGAACTGTTGAAAACTTTAGTTATTCCATTGCTTTCAAGAAATAGCGCACCAAAAGAAATCGAAGCTCGCACTACAACTTTAACAAATGACGGAATATCTCCATATAATATTCCAGGAGGATGGATTCTCAAAATATTCCAATTTGTGGAAAGTGGATCTAACTATTATGTGGCTATAACAAAAGATTCGTCAGGCAAGGTAATCGGATTCAAGCCGCAGAAAGAGAACGTACCCCTTAGAATTATTGGAACTATCAATATAATAGTCAATACTAGCCAGGAACCGCAAAGTTCAGGTGAATATGGTGTTTCTTTCGATATACGGAACAAAGAATCCATAACCAGCAAGTTGAAATTCAGGTGTAATCCGAGTATATCCTTATTACAAGAAAATCAATACAGGTATTCTTTCGCTATAGATGGGGAGTTTAATCCAGGAGATACAGAGGAACTCAGCGCTATACTGTACGATCCTTATGCAGAATTGGGGAATTATACAATAGAAGAAGGAAGCTATGTCAAAATAACGATGCGAGATACTGTCTATTTGAAAGACACTGATGAAGCAAACTCCCGGTTCTATTATGTTCCAAACCTACCTGATATAAAACAGATAGACTTTATCAAAGCTATAGCATCTATTTGTGGAACTTTTGCCATTCCCGGCAATGGAAATATCGTAAGCTTCGTTCCTATTGATACCATCATAGAAAATAAGACCAAAGCTCTGAACTGGACCAAAAGAGTTATCGCCTCATATAGTGCAAACCGTCCTAAAAATATATCTTTCAAAATTGACGGATTCTCTCAAAGGAATGTATACAAATGGAAAAATGACGACAAAAACAAATACAATGGAATCATATACGTTGACGATAAGACTTTGGAATATGAGCAGGAAACGCTGACATTGCCTTTCGCAGCGTCTGAAATGAAAGGTGGAATCGCAACTATCCCGATATATTCCTATACATCTGACGGAGCTTTACAATATAACGAAAGTACAGATCCCAGACTACTGGTCCTAAAGAACGACAATACAGCAACTTTTGACGGTCTGGACTGGAACACTATTATTGAAAACAACTACAAATCTTATCAGAAATATATTAGAGAACCTAAGATTATTACCGAGCTGGTAGAAATCAGAGATCATGAATTACGAAACTTGGATATGTCTGTACCTGTTTATCTGGCCCAATATGGAAAATATTACGCAGTCATATCAATAAAAGCAGAGAAAACAGGTATTTGCGAATGTAAACTTTTTCAATTGGATTAATTATGGCAGACAAAGTAGAAAAGATACTTGATATCAAAGTGAATTATAATGAGGCTATCAAAGCTATAGCCGAGTATCAGACAAAAATCGACAAAGCCAAAGAAGCAGAGGCGAAACTGAAGGAACAGTTAAAGGCTGGAGACATAAAAAGGCAGCAGTACAATGAAGAAATGGCGGCATCTAAAGCCTATATCAACGACTGTAATGATTCGATACGTGTTATAACGAAAACAATGCAAAATCAGCTCAAGCAGGAGAAGGCACAAGAAAACAGCCTTGTTTCTCTCCGTGCCAAACTGTCAAACCTAACGGCTGAATACGATGCTTTATCCGAAGCGGAACGTAAAGGTGCTAGCGGCACAGAATTGAAAAACAAGATTAATGAGGTTACTGATGCTCTAAAGGGCGCTGAAGAAGAGACACAGCGGTATTACCGAAATGTTGGCAATTACAAGGAAGCTATAATGGAAGCCGCCAATGCCAATATCCCGTTCGTGCAGCAGATAAATGTAATGGTGACCTCCTTGGGTGGAGTAAGAAATTATTTGTCTGGAGTAAAAACAGAAATGCTTACTGTTTCGACCACCACAACCGGCTGGGTTAAAGTTTTGAAACTGTTGAAAGTTGCTCTACTTGGAACTGGCATTGGAGTATTAATTGTAGCTTTAGGATCTTTGGTATCATGGTTCACCAAAACACAGAAGGGCGTGGAAGCAGCCAATAAAATAATGGGGGCTCTGGGTGCCACTGTAAATGTCTTAATAGACCGGGCAGGCAAGTTGGGAAGTGCTTTAGTGAATCTGTTTACCGGGAACTTCAAACAGGCGGGGAATGATGCCAAATCCATATTCGCTGGTATCGGTGATGAAATAGTCAATGAAACCAAACAGGCGTGGAAGCTGGCAGAAGTCTTGAATGAGATAGACAAGAGGGAAGTCATGCTGTCCATGTCACGTGCCTCTAACCGAGCTGAAATTGAGAAGCTGAAAAAAGCTGCAGATGACCAAACCCTATCCACACAGGAACGTATTAAAGCTGCGGAAAAAGCTGCGGAAATTGAGAAGAAGGACCTTGCCGTACAGACAGAACTAGCAGAAGCAAGACTGGCTAACACCCTTGGATTTACCGAGATGAACAATGAAGTACGCAAGTTGATGGAGCAGATTAAAGCTGGTGATATTACAGCCGATGAAGTAATAGGAAAACTTGGATTATCAGATAGTACGATAGAAGACCTTAAAGTGTTCCGTGACCAATTCAACGAACTTCAGGAGCTAATGGAAGATAGTTACGGCCGTCAGACAGAGCAGCAAAACACCCTAAACTCTATCCGCCAGGAAGGTGCAGACAAAGCAAAGGAAGCAAAGCAAACAGAACTGGAAGCAGTAAGGGCAGCAGAAGATGCTATGCTTGCCTTAGTGAAAGACAAGAGAGAACAAGCACGGAAAGAGATTGAATTGAACTATTCCCGGCAGATTGAGGATTTGCAAATCAGTTTAAAGCAAGAAGAGAACCTTACCGC